CTCATGACCAACTTCATATTTCATTTTCATTGCTGCACCTCATCTTGAAAGAACCAATGTCCATTAGCGGTACTGGAAGCCCATTTAGCGTGTTCAGCAACACCTTTCTTGCAGACATAACCATAATACGGTTTTCCCTTTCCCTTAGATATGCCCTGTTTCAAGATGTGACCGTGCTCACATGCCGGCGGCTCTTTAGGTGTTGAAGTTCCTATTGCATCAATAGCATCACCAATAGACCAAGCGACAGGTTCAGGCTCTTTCTTTTCCGCTTTAAAACTTTCACGGATTGCATCCTCAACTGCTGCTGATCTAGTTCCCGCAGAGCCGTATCGTCTTTCTTCTAACTTCTTTTCATAAGGGTTTGACTCAGTTTGTGCTGCAATGACTTTAGCCATCTCGCTTTGACTTGGTCGCTTTCCTTTAGCGGCGTATCCTGCGTTAGCGAGCGCCCTGCCAATCGCAGAAGTCTCGCAGTTCTCCAATGCAGAAGTCTGATTGACACCGCGATCAGTAATGGTTTCATAAGCAAGCCCAGTAGCAAACGGCTGGCTGTCCACGCATGTTCTATAAATCTTGGCAAGTACGATAAAGCGTTTTTCAGAGTTCTCCAGCAACTCCGTATGAACCATAAAATCAGGATAGTTATCAATAAACCTTCCAAGTCTCACCTCTACTGTCTCATAGTCGTTAATGTTAAATGCCATCTTCGCCCCTCATTTCTCTTACTATTTGGTTGTATATCAGACCATATCCTAAAAGGTCTTTAATGGAATCTTCGTGATCGCTGGTCTGAGAGAGTCTTGAGACTTTGACGAGCAGCATTGCCATTGCCACTTGTTCAGGCGAAATGTAACTGTCAAAGTAACCCGACCATAATTCGGATATTCTACGGTGATTGAGTGTCGCATTTCCATAGACATCACCTCTTTGCGCAAGGGTGAGTTGCAGTTCTTCGAGCAGTTCATTAGTCTTTTTCATAGTCAAAAACCGCCCTTGACTTTAGAGATTGTAGTTTGCGTTGGTGGTCTAAACTGGCTTTCCAACCTTCATTTCTACCAGACCAATAAGCGCGTTCATAAAAATTTTCTTTCCATACCATAATTGCTAACACAATTAACCAAGTAATGATAGTTAAAAGTATTGTCAGTAAACCTGCATCTTTTAAACTCATGCGTTCACCCATGAACCTGCATAGTCAGTAGTAAAACAGTATTGCATCATTGCTTCATCAAAACCAAGACTAAAATCAAATCCTTTTTGGTTTAGATATTCAGTAGCAAGTAAGGCTGAAGCGTAATTCTCAACCCAATAAATAAATTTATGAGACCAATTAAGAGTGTCTTCAAAACGGTCTTTTTGATCTATCCAACCGTCGTTGCCTACCCACTCCATTTGTGTTTCTGTTAATCTTTCAAAGTCGTGCTTTGTAAGTTTCATACTTTCCGTTCCATCTAAGTCGTTCGCTTAGATAGGTAAAGCATGACAGTACTCAACAACACCGACAACTAAAATGCCGGCGTGTTGTATAACGCTTTTGTTATATTAAATTAAGTTCATCAAAGGCATCAATCTGTTCATCAATGCCTTTAGGCTCGTATTCTGTTTGTCTACCCATATACCTTGCCTTCAAATATAAATGAACCATCTTGATTGATAGGCACGGTTATCACCTGCACTTTACGGTCTTGGACATAAGCAACCGCAAATCCTGTCTGCCAGTTCGCATACCCTCGCGTGTAGGCCATGCCCGAAGAACTTAAATCTACTAAATTGCCAACCTCAACACCCCATACAGTACGCCCTAATTGGCCTCTAGAAGCCTCTGTAAAGGCTGAAACCCCTAGTCTATGGGTGTGACCACACACAACGCTCTTTCCTAGCCTTCTAGCCCCATTTAAAGCCGTTTGTGAAGGTACTTGGCTAAGAGGGAAAGAGTCTCCATGAACTGCTGTCCAGCCGTGTGCCCAGTCAAGCCCGAAAGGGTGGAATTTGATCTGGAGTTTGTCATATCCCATAAAACGCTCATACTGCATTTCTGGTAAGTTGAGGAAGGAAGGGAGTCTTTTCTTGATTGATCTGTAAAGTCTGATTCCATGGTTACTTCCTAGTACATCCGTTACACCTAAATAGGTTAATACTTCTTGAGTCAGTTTTCTATCATCATGGATGTTGCCAACCATCTCATCAATTGTTCCGGCATTAAAGCCGCCTAATTGAGGAAGGTCAATTTCATCACCAATTTGAATAGTGCGGTGAGGTTTCCATTTTGCTAGAAACTTACCAACTGACTTGACTGCCTTTTCATCAAAAAACGGTACTTGGATATCACTTATAAAAGCGATTCTTTTCACTTATTCCTCGTCATCCTCGTGTGGGTCGTGGTCGGGATTTACAGGGTTAAAGTCCGGTGCAACAGGAATTAGCCACTCAGGAAAAGTATTTCTATCCATCATGCCCAATGCTTGATCTACTGGGAAACCTGCCCTGCGTAGGCTCAAGTAATACTCACGCATACCAATAGCATAAGCATCTAAACGAGTCATAACTTGATCGTGTTGATACTTACCTTTACGCTTTGTTACTTTGCGTTTTTTCTTTTGAGCCATAAGTAAAGTTTACTTTCTTTCGGTGACAATCCTCAGTAGTTCCTCTTGGCGTGTTTCAATTCTTGCTAAACGATCTGCAAGACTTGAACCGCTATTTGGTGTGAGAGTCCACAACCAACCTTTAATAAGATAACGCAGACCCAAAAAGAAAGATGTCAGCACGGCGGAGACGGCGGCGGCTAAGCCAGCCCAACTTGCAGCATCCATTATTTCGCATTGATTCCGTAGTCAACTTCAGTTCCTGAAGAAGGGTCAACGGCTTTAACAATAGGGGCGACGATAGCGCCTAATAATGTTGCATAGGCAGGATGGATGTCAGCCACAATAGCCAACGCAACCGTAATGCCTGAAGCGGCAACTGCTCTTAAATAAGACTTAATTGCAGCCTTATGCTTTTTTGATAACTTCATCTGTTCCCCCTAGTAGTGGTATGTTAAAAGGTTTTCCATTTTGATTTTCTTTAAAAGAAATATGAATATGTTTATTATGTGGATTCAACCCACGATATTTTTTCCAACGCCATAAAGATTTGGCACTACAAATCTTGCCCATAAAGATCACATAAAGTATGCGTCGATCACCTTGCTTTGCTGCAAGTCGTATCTGATCTGCCAGATAGATAGCAATTCCTTGTTCTTCAGATAAGCGAGCGTCAATATCCAATGCGCAGACTTCGCCTCGATCATTGGGATTGTGTTGACTGACTCGAGACTGGTGACGCAAATCACCAATCCACCCATCCAAGCGCTTAACACGATCTGCGAACGCAAAATCTACCTGATCTCTAAACTGAGATGCAGCCTTAGATAACCAAGGCTTCATTACAACCCTAAAGCAGTCAAATCCTCAACAGTTAAACCAAGTGCTGCAAGTTTAGCCTGTGCTGATGCTTTTGCTGTTGCTTTATTGGCATCTTGTTGAGCCTTCCAAGTATCATATTGAGTAAAGCCATCTGTAAATTGTTTTTTAGTAATTGGCTCACACTCTAAAAACGTAATGCCTTCATAATCATCACCAGAAATTACCCAACCACCTTGTGGAATTAACATTGATAAAACTTCTGCGCCAGTTGCCATTTTACGCTCCAATTTCCATTAAAATTATTGTGCTTGTTTGAGCATTAAATTGAACATCAACACTTGCAGCAGCAGTGTTATTTCTAAATTGAGTTTTATATGTTGTTGCTGAGGTTGTACTAGGACTGTCTAAATAATGTTGAGAAACTACGCCGAATAAAGCGTCAGCATCACCAGTAAATAAAGCATAACCTGATTCTAAAACGCTAGTTGCACCTCTCACAATTCTTATCCAAAGTCCATTATCTGAATTTCCACTGGCTTTTCTTGCTGGTGTCATTGTCAAAACTAAAACTTTACTTGAAGTCGCACTTGGCGTAATTGAAAGCGATAGTCCTGTATCTGCATAAGTGGTGGTTGAATTTGAAGTTGCTGTTGAATAGGTTGCCTGTACAACTTGCAAAACTTTTCCACCGCCACCACCACCAACTGCTACCCATGCTGAACCTGAGTAATATTCTGTTGAGTTAGTGTCTTTTAAGAAAGACATTTGACCTTCTTGGGGTGAGGTAATTGCTGCCGTTCTTGCTGCTGCGTCGGCAAATACCAAAACGCCCTGCATTAAATAACCGTTAGTATCTGCGGCGCTTAATACATCACCTGTATTAAATGTTTTAAAACCTAGTCCTGCTGCCATGTGTGATCTCCTTAGTGTCTAATTATATCTCAATATGAGAGAATATCCTCGCCAATAACTCCATAAGTGCTATTACCTAATATGAACCCATCCACTATTGGCTCAAGAGTCGTAAATGTGCCAGTCCAAGAGTTCGGGGTTATATCCCATGTAACG